TGGCTACAACACGCCCCCACTGAAGTTGCCGTGGGCGCCAAGGCCAGTGTCACCGTTACTCGCGGGCGTTGACCGATCAAGCATGCATACCAGCCGGGCGACCCTTTCACGTGCGTTACCACCTCGTGCGTATCGAGGTCTTGAACCTCATGCCGCCTATCCCGTCGGATTGCGGATACGCCCCTCCGATCATTCATCCCAGGTGCAGTCCCAAGAATCACTACCTCGGAGCACGGTGCCGGTTCTAACCTTCCCGGCTAAGGCTGACTGCCTATGGAGTCGTCAGCACCCTCTGCGTGGCGCAGGAGGGATTCGAACCCTCGGTCTCCGGCTTATGAGGCCGGCGGGGACAACCTAACTCCCCTACCGCGCTATGCGGACTCATGATGGCGAAGCATCCAGCCCTGTGGCGTGACCCACCGATCATTACATTCGCATCGTTTGGTACTGGTTTCCAGGTGGGAGGGTCACGATTTAGGAGGCTCGGCCCGGCTGTGTTGCCCTCCCTGCCGATTCGTACCGAGCGAAGGAATGTGGTCAAAGGGCCATCGCTCGGGCCGATGTGAGTACAGTATCCCCCCCGAGTGGGGGTGTCAAGTCTGATGCCGCTCTATCATCATCAACATGGCGAAGTCCCTGAAGGAGCGGTTCGCTGAGCTGTCCAAGGCTGATCGTGACGCCTGGATCGAGTCTCAGCCGGCATGGCTTTTGAAGGAGATCGCCCGCAATGAGTGGTGGTGGACGTCCCGGCCGGAGCAGATTCCACCCGGCGGTGACTGGCTGGTCCATCTTGCCCTGGCCGGACGTGGCTGGGGTAAGTCGATGGCCGGCTCGGAATGGCTCACTGAGCAGACGCAGGCCCATCCCTACGACAAGACCGGTACACCTACGGAGTGGTTGGTCATCGCGGAGACGTTGTCCGACGCCAGGCTGATCTGTATCGAGGGTCCGGCGGGGATCCTGCGGGTGCTGAACCGCCGGGGGATCAAGTACCGCTACATCAAGTCGCCGAAGCCGATGATCATCATGCCGGAGGGCACCAAGATCTACTGCGAGGGTGCCGACTCCGAGGATGTCGGACGTGGCTACAACGCCAGCGGAGCATGGCTCGATGAGATCGCGAAATGGAAGAAGCCGCGTGAATCCTGGTACAACGGCATCATGCCGTCGCTCCGGGCGGACCTTTATGGTGACCATCCCCGTTGTTTTGTCACCACCACCCCGAAGCCGATCGACATCATCCGGGAGTGGCTGGCCCGCGAGGACGGATCCGTATCGATTGTTCGCGGGTCAACATTTGACAACTCAAGCAACCTGAGCCAGATCGTCATCCAGGAGCTGAAGACCCGCTACGAGGGCACCACCATCGGTCGCCAAGAGCTTTACGGGGAGATGCTCGACCTCCTCGACAACTCGCTGTTCAGCCTGATGGATATCGAGCGGAACCGGGTCGAGGATGTGCCGGACGACATCATGTCGATCGTGGTCGGCGTGGACCCGAACCTGACCGGCGAAGAGGACGAGATGGGCGTCATCGTGGTCGCCCGATCGAAGGACAACCACCATTACGTCCTGGCCGACCAGTCGACGGCGGCAACCGGGCGTGCCGCCGCGCTGCATTGCTGGCATACCGTCGCCCAGTACGGCGCTGACCTGATGGTCTACGAGAACAACCTCGGCAAGGCGTGGATGTCACAGGTCCTACGGGATGCCTACATGGAGCTGGTGGGACTGGGTCTGTTCCCGGTTGGGACCAGTCCGCCGATGAAGTCGATCGATTCGAAGCTCGGGAAGAAGACACGCGCCGAGCCGGTGGCGATGCGCTACCAGCAGTCGAAGGTCCACCACATGGGCCGATTCGACGAGCTGGAGAAGCAGATGATCAACTGGCAGCCCACCTCGGCGAAGGATTCTCCGGACCGGATGGATGCCCTCGTGCATGCGATCCGCCACCTCATGGGAGCCGAGAAGAGGGTCATGAAGCTGGCCACGCCGATGGGTCAGGATCTTTACGTCCCGCAGGCGTACGACGGTTCCTACTTCGGGTAACGGGTGCTGGCGCGAATCTTGCGCATATGCTATTGACGTGCCCGATCTTCTCCCTTTCCTCCTGCTCGTTTTGGCGACTGCCCGATTGACGAAGCTGGTGGTCGACGATCGGATCAGCATGCCTTTGCGTCAGTGGGTCATGAGGAAGAACGGAGACAACGGATGGTTCACCTTTCTGGTGCACTGCCCGTGGTGTACCGGCTTCTGGGTGGCCGCCGGGATAGCACCGTTGTACTGGTTCTTCGGCAATACTCCCTACTTCGTCATTCCGTGTCTGGCCCTGGCGTTGTCGCACGTCGTGGGCCTGCTCGCCAAGTTGGATCAGGGGTGACCAGTGCCTAGGTGGTCGAACCGCGCAACAGCGGTTGAAGAGGCGAAGGTCCCTCCCTCCAAGCAGAGCATGATCGCCTCTGCGGTCAACGTCGACTACAACAACCTGCTGTCCTGGCGGGGATACAACCTCGGCCGCGACGAGTACTGGCAGCGTGAGCTGTGGCGCCTCTACGACTGCATCGGCGAGTTCCGCTTCGGCGCCAACTGGATCGGTTCGGCCTGCTCGCGGGTGGCCATCGGCATCTACGAGACCGACGAGAATGGTGAGGTCGGCCCCCGCTCCACCGACCCTCGGGTGCGGGCCCTGGAGACGACACTCCTCGGCGGTCCGGCGGCACAGTCCGAGGCGCTGCGGCTGATGGGCATCAACCTCACCGTGACGGGTGAGCTGTATGTCGTGGGTCGTGCCGGACGTGGCGGCGACGAGGATAAATGGTACGTAGTTACCCCGTCCGAGCTGACCCGCTGGGCCGGTGGCGTCATGTACGACTACGGCGCCGGTCCGATGCAGCTCATCGACGATGTTGACATGCTGATCCGGATCTGGACTCCACACCCCCGTCGGGTCTGGTACGCCGACTCCCCGGCACGTGGCGTAATGAATGTCCTCATCGAGATCGAACGGCTGACGAAGTACATCTTCAGCCAGATCGATTCCCGCCTCGTCTCCGCCGGCCTGCTGCCCATCCCGGAGGGGATGGACTTCCCGGACAACGACGACACCCTCGGTGCCGCTGACTCCCTGATGTCCAAGCTGGCCGAGGCTGGTCAGGCATCACTCAAGGGCGAAGGATCCGCTGCCGGCGTACTTCCGATGATCGTGGAGATGCCGGCCGAGGTGATCGGCAAGATTGCACTGGTCAACTTCGCCTCCGAGCTGTCGAAGGAGGCGATGTCACTCCGCGAGGAGGCCATCAACCGGTTCGCCTACGGTATGGACTTCCCGCCGGAGGTGATCCGGGGTACCGGGCAAACGAACCACTGGGCGGCGTGGAATATCACCGACCAGACGATCAAGATCCATATCGAACCGATCATGACCCGGATCGTCGACGCACTGACCAAGTGCTATCTACGTCCGGCGCTGACCAAGCTCGGGCTCGATGCGGAGAAGTTCACCTACTGGTACGACACGTCGGGCGTCATCACCCGTCCCAACCGGCTCACCGATGCCATCAACCTCTACAAGGAGCAGCTGCTCAGTGGAGCCGCCGTCCGTGAGGCTGGCTTCTTCCGCGAGGACGAGGCCATGTCGCCGGAGGAGCAGACGAAGATCTTCCTGGAGCAGCTGATGCTGCGCGACCCGACCGTCTTCCAGTCCCCGGCCGTTCGGGAGCTGGTTGGCATCACGGAGGAGATGCTGCCTCCGGATGCGATCACTCCGCCCCCGCCACCACCTCCGCCCGGCTCCGGGGCGCTGCCGCAGAATGCCATCGGGTTGCCGCCGGACCGTCCCGCCGAACCACCGGCACGTCCGGCCGCACAGCCCAAGGGTGGTATCGCCGCATCTGCCGTGTCTTCGGCCGATCTGGCGCTGATCGCTTCCGCCGACCTTGCGGTACGTCGCGCCCTGGAGCTGGCCGGCGGTCGGCTGATGGACCGTACCCACCGCTTCCCGGACACCCCGAAGCATGAGCTGCACACGAAGATCAAGGTCATCGACTACGCCCACGCTCAGCGAGTGCTCGGTGGCGCCTGGACCCATATCCCGTCACTGGCGGAGATGCTGGGTGACATCGACACCGTCCAGCTGACTGAGGTGTTGGACACCTACACCTCCGGCGTACTGGTTGCCGGACGTCCGCATCAGTCGGATGACCTGCTCGACACGCTGCGCCGTCGGGGCCTCGTCGATGGCTGACACCCGCAACTCCATGGAGGAGCCGCTGTCCCGTCGGATCCTTGCCGGCATGAACGGCTGGCTCTCCAGGGTGCGGGTAGCGGTGCTCTCGGCATGGAACAGGTTTCGTGGTCGCCCTGATCCGAGCGGCGCATTCTCCACCACACCCCTGTGGACACAGGTTGTGGACAGCCTCGTCCCGGATCTGGTCAAGGCAGCCAAGCTCGGCTGGCAAGAGACGACGGATCGGCCTTATACCGGCCGGGAGCAGTTCATCTTCAATGAGCTGGCGAAGGTGCGCAACCTCCTCACCGGCATTCCGGACGAGACGGCCCGGTTGATCTCAGATGAGATCTCCAAGGCGGTATCGCAGGGTGCGAGTCCCGACCAGATCGCTGAAGGTGTGCAGCGGATCCTCGACGTCACCGGATCCAACTACTGGCCTACCAGGGCACGAACCATCGCGGTGACCTCGGTGCATCAGATGGCCAACGCCGGCTCCCAAGCCGCCATGCTCATGCTGCAAAATCGGGCAGATCGACCTATCCTCAAGGAGTGGGTCTCCCGGGAAGATGATCGGGTTCGACCAACCCATCATGAAGCGGACGGCCAGCAGGTCCCGGTGGCCTCATACTTCACTGTGGGTGGCTTCCCTCTCCTCTTTCCGGGAGATCCCTCCGCTCCGGCACAGGAAGTCGTCAACTGCCGCTGCTCGATGAAGATTGTGGAGGCGTGATGGCATACCGCTGGCGTGGCCCTCTCGCCCCGTACAACGTCCTCACCGGGGACCGTCGTCGGTTCCGATCGAATGCCCTGGACTCCCGCTCCCTGCCGCTACCTCTTCGTTACCAGCCGGTGGCGATCGGTCGTCACGATGGCGCGGTGGATGTCGGATCGATCGACACGATCAACTTCAACTCGAACCCGATCATGGCAACTGGCCGCTTCCTGTCTCCCGATATCGAGCCGCTGGCTGTCCCGGCCATGAAGAAGGCCGAGATGGGGATCAACGGTCCGTCGGTGGATCTGGCCCCCAACTTCAAGGCCATGATCGGTGAGGATGAGGACGGTAAGTACCTCGACTACCTGCGAGCCACCATCACCGGGGCGACGCTGGTGTCCATCCCCGCCTTCGCCGACCAGCGCTTCACAGTGGCTGAGGATTACCAGGCGATGACAGCTGCGGCCTGGGTGATCGAAGAGATCCCTGACGCAGAAGCTCTGGTCGCCGCCGTGAACGCATCCGGCTGGGAGGGGCTACCGATCGCTCAGCGTGACTCCGCCTTCAAAGCGGATGACGCCATTAAGCGGATCGCCGCCTGGGCCGGAGTCG